GATTATCTATTGTTCATAGACGACGATATGATCTGTCCAGTTGATTTGTTCGAGCGATTATATAAGAGGCAAAAAGATATTGTAGGTGCGCTCGCATTTACCAGGTACTCTCCACACAAGCCAGTTATTTTCAATCTGACTGAAGGCTACGATAAGGTTGAGAAAAAAAGTTATTATACATCAACGATTTATTATAATTATCCGAAGGATTCGTTAGTAGAGTGTGATGCGGTTGGATTCGGAGCTGTACTCATAAACTGCAAGGTCTTTGAAAAAATGAATCAACCGTGGTTCGTAATGAATAATGCAGTAGGTGAGGATGTGCAATTTTGCTTCGATGCAGGAAAGGCTGGATTCAAAGTATATATGGACACGGCCGTGAAGCTTGGACACCTCTCAACACCGAAGGAGATCAACGAAAAGACTTACGAAGCAGAGACAAAGGTTAAACAACTAAGAAAGACGCATGGGGATGAACCGACGTTCGGACCCGTGATGTCTGCTAAAATAGGAGGCTAAAAAATATGAAAAGAAAACCAAGAGTAACAATTTTAATTCCAACGTACAATAATTCACAGCAATTGCTCGACTGTATTACTTCAATATTGGCCGGGTATCACGTAGAGCCGATGAAGATTATCGTCATCAATAATGGTGAGAGTGAAGTGCATGCTGATGTTGGAAAGGATAGACTTGAAGTTATAAAAGCACCTCACAATTTAGGATGGGAGAGCGCATTGAAATTAGGATTAAAGCATGTCAAGACAGAGTTTGTAATGTTCATGAATGATGACACGTACGTTCCGATTTCTTCAGTTTATTGGTTGAAAGAGATGGTAAGGAATATGGATGGATATTCTCCTCGAATTGGTGCGATTGGTCCATCTTCAAATGTAGTAATGGGTAAACAAAATATATTTCAGGAGCCACGTATAATGAAGTTTGAAGTATCATTCCTTATAGGATTTTGCATATTAATACGAATGGAAGCACTTGAGAAAGCTGGTGGTGTTGACGATACCTTACATGGTGGTGACGACATTGATCTCTCAATAAGGATTAGAGATGCAGGCTACGCGTTAATGGTCAGAAAGGATATATTCATCTGGCATCATGGATTTCAAACGGGTGAGAAGTTACATGGTACACCAGATAAGCCAGGTGGTTGGAACTCAAGAGAGATGACTGACACTACAAATATTGGACTCATACAGAAGCATGGACTGAAGAAATGGGTGCATACGTTATATCCTGGAGTGTTCGGAGAGCCCAAAGAACTCATAAAGCACTTCGTAGACACTGATCAAGAGGGAAAATTGGTCAGGAAGTTCATTAAAGGAAAGAAAATAGTTGATCTTGGTTGCGGATATAAAAAGACAGTTGAAAATTCAATCGGAGTCGATAGAATTCCAAAGGGTGAAGAAGTACCGAACTTATACCAAAACTCAGTCGCTGATGTAGTTGCTAATGTAGAAGATCCACTGCCATTCAAAGATAATTCAATTGACACAATAGTTGCACGGCATATTCTGGAACATTGCATCGATGTGATTAGTACATTGAAAAATTGGGTTAAGATTTTGAAGCCAGGTGGTAGGCTGATTATAGCCGTACCCGATGAATCTTCGGAAATAACAATCAACTTGAATCCGGAACATGTGCATGTCTTTACACCAAAAAGCATGAAAACACTTCTCGATACATTAGGATTAAAAAAGGTAACAATGCTGACGGGGTACAACACTTCATCGTTCCTCTCAGTATATGAAAAGGAGGCAAAAAAATGAAGAAGAAAAGAGTAGCAATTTATTACGAGAACAGACTTGGCCGCTCAGATGGATTCTCTGTCTATGCGTGGAACTTGCTCAGAGAAATGAAGGAACTCGAGGTCGTACATTTAATTCCAAACGGGGATTACAAAAAGTTCGGTAAGTTTGATCTACATCTCATTATTGATTGGGGTGAGGATGGACTCACAAAGATGCTTCCCTACGATGTAGTATATCCGAAGCCATTTACTTACTTCGCCTCCGATACACATCTGGGTTACGACTATCGACTTGCAACAGCGAAGCAAGCAAAGCATGTATTTGTAGCTCAAGAAGAGGGCTGGAAGAAAATGAAGAAGGATGGAGTCAAAAATGCACACCTACTCTATCATGGAGTGGAACCACGCGCATTCCCCGATGAACCAAAGGCATTCAAGAAATACGACGTAAGCTTTGTTGGTCATCTTGTAAGTGAGGAGCGGATTGACTTTCTCGAAGAGGCATTCAAGAAGTTTCCGAATTTCTGGTTCGGTACGAGGTTGTCAAGGTACATAAAAGATGAAAAGCTCGCTGATGATTGCGCTGACATATTCAAGAAGTCGAAGGTGGTATTGAATCCACCAACGAAGGGTGATGTCAACATGAGAGTATTTGAAGCATTATCAACCGGAAGCTTCCTGATCACGCAAAGAGTTCCAGGGATTGAAAGTTTATTTGAAGATAAAAAACATCTCGTATTATACGACACCACCGCAGAAGCAATGAAGAAGATTGCGTACTACCTGAAGCACGAAAAGGAACGAGAGAAAATCGCTGAGGCTGGCAGAAAATTGGTACTCGATCGGCATACCTATAAGCAGAGACTCGAGACGATGCTAATGGTCGGCGGCATACTTCCAAAGGGTTCAATCAAATTAGATCATTTTAATAAATAAGAAATAAGCGTATGAGGCTTTTAATCATCGGAGCTGCCGGATTTGCAGGCAGCGGACTAACAAAAAGAATGCTCAAAGCAGGGCATGATGTGACGGCATTGGATATTATTTCACCGCACATGGCGTGGGCATTGATGGATGTTATTGATCATCCGAAACTTGATTATAAATGGAAGGCACTTCGAGACATTGAAAAGGAAGACATTGAAGGGCATGAAGTTATTATTGACTTAGCGGCTCAGGCAGATGTTCCAATGGGAATCACTTCACCGCGTTGGACAGTAATGGAGAATGTTAATGAAACGATTTCATTCTTAGAAGTTTGCAAGGATGTAAAGGGAATCAAAAAGATAATTTATGCAGGTAGTGGCAATGAGTTTGGAAGGCCTGTCTACCTACCAATTGATGAGAAGCACCCATTGACACCTCATAATCCTTATGCATTCTCTAAGGCGGCCGCTGAGATGGCAATGTGGGCATATCGAAGATGCTATGGACTACCAGTGACGATAATGAGCAATGGTGCAGTTCTTGGACCAGGAATGCGACGTGATATATTTGTCTTTATATGGTTACGAGCATTGATAAAGGGATTGCCACTTCGCTTAGAGGGTGGAGATCAAACTCGCGATCTAACATATTCGGATGACGTAATGGATGCATGGGAGTTGGTTGTCAATGCACCGGAAGATAAAGTTGTTGGAGAAAAGTTTCAGGTAAGCTATGCAGTCGAGGAATCAGTAGAAGATATACTCAATATGTGCATCGATGTTGCTGACGAGAAACCAGTACAGATTGATAAGGTTGATCACAGGCCAGGTGAAATTGGACAGCGTGAATTATTCACTAATCAAAAGGCAAGAGAAGTATTAGGATATAACCCACAGGTCGATGCTTTGCAGGGTATTAAACTAACATATAAGTGGATGAAGGGTCTTGGCGACAAGGAACTATAATTTAAAAATTTAATTAGCAAAAAGTCACGGCAGAATTAAGCGCTGTGATTTTTTTAAGAAAGGAAATGTATTATGTCAGAACAAGTATGGCCACCCAAAAAAGAACCTGTAGCTCCTGCAGAGGAAGCTCCGGCAGTGGAAGAGGTGAAAGAGGTAGCAGTGGAGCCTGAATTTCCAGTAGAGGAACCCGTAGAGGCTGAAGAAGAAGCAAGTGAAAAAGTTCAGACCGTCACAGGAGAAGAGAAGGAATCAGTCGGTCCATTCAAGAAAAAAAAGAAAAAGACTAAAAAGTAAATAACAACCTATGTCAAATCTAGCTACGTATGAAGATATAATTGCTGACATCAAGGATAAATTTTCCAAAAAGTCAGCTGGCTTTGGATCGGATACTGATTATTCGATTCGTAGCTGGATTTGGCAGATGGAAGCTGATATTTATTCAGAACGTAAGTGGCCGTTTCTAAGGAAGTCAGCAACGATAACAACTGCGGCCACTACAACCGATGGAGAATATTCCCTTGCTGCTGATTATGATTTTGGGAAGCTCTATAATGTAATAGACACCACAAACACAAATCCATTGTATTTGGTGGACGATGAAGACTTCGACAAAATTTATCCTGCTGGAACTACGACTGGAAATCCCACTTGGTACAAGCTGTGGGGAGTAGATAGTGATGGGTATCAGTTGATCCAATTTTATCCGATACCTGATGACACATTCACAATCACTTATAAATATTACCGCGATCCAACTCCAGTGGACATTGAAACAGATACAGACAACGATGATGAAGTTCCTCCTCTGCCACGAAGGTATAGGTCAGGACTCGTTAATGCTGTGCTGGAAGAATTATTGCAGAAGGATGCTAATCCAAATGCTGATCGCGTAAACGTAAAGTTACAGAATCTTATTAATCGAATGAAGGCAGATTATGCATCTGTACCTGCGTGGAGGCCTGTAATGAGGAGCACTGATTCGAGGTATACCGAAAAGCTGACACCTCGATGGTCGACTAGCTATCCAAGAGATTAATTAATTTCGGTGTGGCGGCGATCGTTTTAAGCCTCCTCGGTCGTTGCCACTCCAAAGCTTATGAGAAAAAAACAACTACCACCAATTCAAAAGCAAGAGATTGAAACAAAGGCTATTTACAATCTTACGGGAGGTTGGAATGATAACTCAAACCAGCTTGAACTTTCTGATTCAGAAATCTCTGATGGACGGAATGTAATATTAGGAAACGATTCATTGTGGACGGGGCGTGGAGGAATACAGCAAAAGGGAAACTACATTGGACCGACTGGAGATATTCTGCAAGTATATGAATTCTATCGACCTACAACCGGAGTGAGATATGTGTTGGGGGTTTATAATACTGATATTTATTTGCTGACTTCTGGTGAGTGGATTTTACAAAGTCAGACATTGACAACGGGGAAAAAGGCTTCATTTACTACGGGCAATGATCGTGCGTACATGGCAAATGGATATGATGAGGTTCAGAAATTTACTGGTGCGGCATGGTCTGAGCTGGCCGACTTTCCTGTTTCATCTGCTGCAGCAACCGACATCCCAAATGGATTGACGTTTTTCTTGGAAAGGATAATCGGTTGGAATACAACTACTCACCCAAATCGAATTTATTATTCTAATCAAGCGCTCGAGACTATCGGGGCTTTGAATTATTTTGACACACCTGGTCCGGTAAAGTGCTGCATTCCTTTTGCGGACGAATATATGTTGGTATTTACTGAAGACCATATTTATCGGTTAGATTACTTTGTGTTCACGGGAGCGCAGTATGATCCCGATCAACTCAAGGAAATGGCAATTGGTGAAGGAGCTGTATCACAACGATCCGTGATTAAGATAGGTAGCTACGTTTACTATGTCTCCAATTCAGGATTCATGCGAACGGACGCAACTGCGCCTGTGAATATTTCAGATGACAAAATAAAAAACTTTTTCGGTACTTTAAATAAGGCATATCTATCGAGTGCGGCGAGTGGAAGACTGGGTAACCTGTGGTATATAGCTGTTTCAGTTGATGGCACTACGAATGATCGTGTGGTTATCTATGATACTGTAAAAAACATTTGGTATCCTCCATTTGATGGCAAGAGCATATCTTGCTTCGAGACGATAACTGAGTCTGGAGTACAGAGTTTGATAGGCGCGGATGACGGTGGATTCGGACAGGCTTATTCCTTCAACAATACTAATATTTATGACGAAGAAGCAAATACTGAATACACGGCCGATCAAGATGCTGATTCGGCAATTACAGCAGCCACAACGGTACGGAAAGCTCAAAGCTTTCAGGTTGAT